CGTTATCTCTTATCTTTTGGGCAAAAAGGCAAATCAAAACTACCTTGCGATGGCTAACTTAGCCAAAGACCAATATAAGAAAGACAACGAGGCTATTGTTCGAGAACAAAAACTTAAAGAAATGAGAGACAGAAGAGCAAAAAAGAAAGCAGATGCTACCAAGAAAGCTCTTGAAGAGGAAAGAGATAAGAAACTAAAAGAGTTAGAGAAAGAAGTGAACACACCTGATGACGTGTTTGACAGCATAGGGATAACTAAGAAATGATAGCATTGTTATTATCTTCATTGGCTTTTGCCGACATACCAGAGTATACATATTTAGAGGTTGGAGAACCAGCACCATTTTCTGGTCGTCTATTCAATGATGAAGCATCACAGCTTATTGCAGATGAAATAGCAAATGCAACAGACAAGTGTCAAATACAAATTGATTATCATGTTGGTCTTACCAATGCAATGAAGCAGCAAGAGATAGATATGCTAAAGTCAGAGATCAAGTTTGAAAAACAATTCTTGAACGCAAAGATAAAATTTTTAGAAACGAGGATAGATAGCCTAGAAGAACTAAAGACCCCTCCGAAAAGAGGCTTTTGGTTTACTGTGGGCTTGATTGGTGGGGTAGGAGTTACAATAGCTATAGCAAAGGCGGTACAATGACAAATAAAGATCCGAACTACGTTGTGAAGATTGAAAAAGCAATTTCTGAAAAATATGGTGAAGAAACAATACAAAATCCAAAATCCCACTGGACTGATGAAAAAGAGAAAGAATACGTAAAACAATTGAAAGATCTCTATAAACAAAGAAGCGAAAAAGAGAACTCTCAAGTAGAAGTTGATGGCGTTTTTATTCCAGAGAAACTAATTACCAAAGAATCTAAGCGTTCTTGTCCTGTTTGTAATACTTATTCGTTCAAATCTAATGATGATGTTTACATGGCTAAATTTGAGTGTTGTGAAAAATGCTACATCAAATATGTCGAAGGGAGAGAATCAAGATGGCTAAAAGGATGGAGACCCAAAAATGAAATTAACAGCAAGTAGACTTACAAAAATTATTAAAGAAGAGTATGAAAACTATATTTCCGAAGCAGAGATAGAAAACCCTTTTGCTCAAAATGCCACTCCCACAGAAAAACCAGAGGGTCAAGATTTTGCTGAAGAACTTATGTTTCTTGTAAAAAGCATAGTTGAGCTAGGTGAAAAACATGGCAAAAATATAGATGAACTTGAGAGCATGGTTAGAAAAGCACTAGACCACGCATCCATGGGCTCTACAATCTCATTACCACAAGGAGAATAATTATGAGTAATACAACATTAGAAATTATACAAGGACTTGCACAAGCAGCAGCGAATGTTTATGATGGATCTCATGATAAAAGATTTACTTCTGATGGTGAAGAAGCTAGAGTTGGTCTCATGAGAGAAGAAGGTTGTCCTATTATGGATAAAAGAGTTATGGATGGATTCAAGGTTCGTTTTTATGGCGATAGCATGATACTTTCATATCACTCAGAAATAAAACTAAAAGAAGTATATGCTGGTGGTTTTGAAGATGAGATAAACCGACGCCTAAACGAAGTCTCTAAATGGCTACAAAAAGAATACAGAAAAATAACAGGAAACTCTATAAAGCTCACCGCTAAATCAGAGTCTAACATACTTGTTCAATCAACATCAAGAGTTCGATCATTTGTTGAAGCACAACAACACTATAAAATTGGTTCAATAGAATCAATGCCAATACTTGAGCCGTCTGTAGATGCTACTAGAGATGTTACAAGAAAATTTTTAAGTCAATTTTCTGATAAGAGACCGAGTAACGACACACGCAAAAAGAACGATAAATAGAAGAGGGAAGGATGACCCTAAAGCTTTCTAAGCAAGAGATAATAAAAGAAATCCTCAAGAGTGGAAAAGATCCCATTTATTTTATAAATAATTATTGTCGGATCTCTCACCCTCTCAAGGGTTTGATCCCTTTTAACACTTATCCTTATCAAGATGATCTTGTAAATGACTTCAATGACTATCGTTTCACAGTGATACTGAAAGCAAGGCAGCTTGGTATTTCTACAATCTCTGCTGCTTATGCTGTTTGGTTTATGTTGTTTCACAAAGAAAAGAACATCTTGGTCATGGCAACCAAGTTCGGAACAGCAGCTAACTTAGTAAAGAAAGTAAAGATGGTAATGAAGAACCTCCCACAGTGGATGAAGGTTGCTGACATTACAATCGACAATAGAACATCGTTTGAACTTTCCAATGGATCTACAATCAAAGCAGTTGGAACCTCAGCAGATGCTGGTCGTTCGGAAGCACTATCTTTACTGATTATTGATGAGGCTGCACATGTTGATAACCTTGAAGAACTTTGGGCAGGTCTCTATCCCACTCTATCAACAGGGGGTCGCTGTATTGCACTATCAACACCTATGGGTGTTGGTAATTGGTTTCACAGAACCTACATTGATGCAGAGAGTGGCGATAATGAATTCCACCCTGTTTCTTTGCCTTGGGATGTTCACCCAGAAAGAGATATGACGTGGTTCAAGAAAGAGACTAAAAACATGTCTCGAAGACAAATAGCTCAAGAACTTGAGTGTAACTTCAACACATCTGGTGAAACTGTTATCCATCCTGATGATATTGCTTGGCTTTTAGAAGAAGCAACAGAGCCTGAATACAAAACAGGATGGGATCGCAATCTTTGGATGTGGGAAAGGTACCAAGAAGGCGTTCCCTATCTTATGGTTGCTGATGTTGCCAGAGGGGACGGAGCAGATTCGTCTGTGTTTCATGTCTTGAGAACAGACAAAATGGAGGTTGTAGCTGAATATCAAGGCAAACCGACAATGGATCACTTTGCACAAATCATAAACGACACAGGAAAAGAATACGGAAACTGTCTTGTGGTCATTGAAAATGTTGGTATTGGTATCGCAGCCTGTGAAAAAGTAAGAGACCTTGGTTATCCAAATCTATATTACTCAATAAAGTCAACACACGAATACGTTGATTCTCTGCAAGGAGAATATGACGATAGAGCTGTCATAGGATTTACAACTTCATCGAAAACTCGCCCGTTGATTGTTGCAAAGCTCGAGGAATATGTAAGAAATAAACTAGTCAAACCTAAGTCTTCTAGATTGTTTCACGAGGTAAAGACATTTATATGGAACAATGGCAAACCTCAAGCGATGAGGTCTTATCATGATGATTTGATAATGGCTCTTGCAATTGCCTGTTGGGTCAGAGATACAGCTCTTGAAGTATCGGAGAAAGACAGAATGTATCAAGAGGCAATGATCTCTGGAATCAAAAGCACAACGACTACAATGAACACGGCTATAAAAGGTATGAAAGGATATACTGGCACAAAGACACAGGAAGCAAAAGAAGAATTTGAAAAGACTTATAAGGATTTTGCTTGGATTTTCCGAGGATAGAAGCTAGAAACGGCTTTTAGGTCTTATTAGAACTAATTATAGAGAAAAAAAGGAACCACAATGCCCAAATATAAAAAGTCACCCTATAATCCCCAGTCGGATTTATTCAAGGCACTAACTAAACTGTTTTCTGGTCCAATCACCCAGAGAAGAACCCAGACAGGTCGTGACCTAAGAAGGCGACAACTAGACAACTATGCGTCAAGGTTTAATTCTGCTTCTGGTGCACAATTCAAAAAGTGGGAATACAACCCAATAAACACCTTATCTTTGAACATGATTTCAAACAGAAACAGATCAGAGCGTTATGTTGACTTTGATGAAATGGAATACATGCCAGAGATCGCTTCATCATTAGACATTTATGCTGATGAGATGACTACACACACTGCTTTACGCCCTATGCTAAATATAAAGTGTGCTAATGAAGAAATAAAGCATATTTTGCAAAACCTATACCACAATGTATTGAATATTGAACACAACCTGTTTGGTTGGGCTAGAACTATGTGCAAATATGGAGATTTCTTTTTGTATCTTGATATCGATGAGGACTTAGGTATTCGTTCTGTAATTGGTCTACCTACAAGAGAAATAGAAAGATTAGAAGGTGAAGATCATTCAAATCCAAATTATGTACAATACCAATGGAACACAGCTGGTCTGACTTTAGAAAACTGGCAAGTCGCTCACTTTAGAGTTCTTGGTAACGACAAACATGCTCCTTACGGAACATCAGTCCTTGAGCCTGCTAGAAGAATACACAGACAGTTGATACTTTTGGAAGATGCAATGATGGCTTATCGTATTGTTAGGGCTCCCGAAAGAAGATTATTCAAAATTGATGTCGGGGGAATACCTCCACAAGATGTCGAACAATATATGCAGAAGGTTATGACTCAATTGAAAAGACACTCAGTTGTTGATCCTCAAACAGGTCGTGTTGATCTTCGCTACAACCCTCTATCAATTGAGGAAGATTATTATATCCCAATTCGTGGAGGACAGTCTTCAACAGATATTACAAGTTTGCCCGGAGCACAATATAACGGCGGCATTGATGATGTAAAATATCTTAGAGACAAGTTGTTTGCAGCTCTTAAAATACCTCAATCTTACTTAACAATGGGAGAAGGTGCTTCCGAGGACAAAACAACCCTTGCACAAAAAGATATTCGTTTCGCCAGAACTATTCAAAGACTTCAGCGAGTAGCGATATCAGAGTTAGAGAAAATAGGAATTATACACTTATATACCATTGGCTATAGAAATGATGATCTATTGGCCTTTACAATACAATTAAATAACCCCTCAAAAATTGCTGAACTTCAAGAGCTAGAACATTGGGATAAGAAATTTTCCGTTGCACAAAACGCAACTGAAGGTTACTTCTCTAAACGATGGATAGCTGAACATGTGTTTGGATTATCCGAAGGTGAATTCCTTCGTAACCAAAGAGAGATGTTCTATGATAGAAAGCTTGGTGCTAAATTAGAAGCTGCTGCTGCTGGAGGGGAAGTCCCTCCTGTTGAAGGCGGTGCACCAACAGATTTTGGCGATGATGAGGACTTTGGCGGAGAAGATTTAGATTTAGGCGACGGCGACACGCCAACCGACACAACCGGTGGCGACGAAGGGGGTGATACTGATTTGCTCGCCGAGCCTTCCGCTAAAAGAGACGATTCACCGAAATATGTGGATGTATCTCGCAAAAGAGGTCCATATAAGAGACACAAATCATCATATGACAAAGGAAAGACCAAGAAAGCAATGCTTGGAGCAACTGGTATTGAAAATGCCAGATCAACACCTCGCAACGTTTACTCAGGATATGTTGGAAACGAATTTAGTCTTTCTCAAGCAAAAGGTGGTTATTTAGAAGAAGAAAGAAAATTAGAAAATGTATCTCGAGAAGTCGAGAAACTAATTGAATCATTGAACAACAAGGAGACCGAAGATGAAACATAATAAGAAAAGAAATACCGCTTTTCTTTACGAGTGTCTTATAAAAGAAATGACCAAGGCAGTTGTACGAAAAGATCTAGAACTAAAAGAGCAGGTTGTGAGAATTCTAAAACAATATTTTTCAAAAGGAACTGTGTTATCAGAAGACTTACAAATGTATAAAGAATTGATGGAAACTAAAGGACTTAAAGAGTCCCTTGGAGATCGTTTTATTGAGGAAGTAAAAAAGGATTGGAAAAATCTTGATCGCAAGGCTGTTTTCAACGAACAGACCAATCTGATAAAAGAATTCAATAATATATTACCAGAGGCCTTTGGAAGCTTTATACCCAATTATAAAGATATTGCAACAATAGGGCAGTATTTCAATTCTGATGGGCTTAAGCCAAAGACACGACTGTTGATAGAGGAAAGGATCAAGACCCTTGTTATTTCGCAATCTGAAGCGATTGAAGAGCAAACAATGAAATCGGTTGATAGTTTAACTTACAACACCTTTGTAAACAAGTTCAATCAGACGTATAGACATTCTCTTTTGCAAGAACAAAGAGACCTTTTGACTAACTATATAACTTCTTTCTCAGATAATGGTTTGGGGCTCAAAAGTTTTATGAACGAAGAACTTGGAAGACTAAAGGAAGAGTGTCAAAATCTGTCCGAGGGCAAATGGTCTGATAAGATATCTCTTGTTAGAGAAAAGATTGAAAGCTTTAAAACAAAGCCCTTGACTGAGGAAGTAGTTAAAGATATATTCTATATTCAAGACCTAATAGCGGAGATCAAAAAAAATGAGTAACTACAAACAACCACAAGATATAATTTCTGATCTAATTCAGGAAGATATAACAGTTGATATCCAACAAAATGCTGCACCTGTTGTACCAGAGCCAATAGTTCCTAGAGAAATAACTGTTGACATCAAACCGCAAGTAAAGGTGAACATTGTAAACCCAAACATGAAAAAATTGCAATTTGAACTTAACATGAGAAAGGCACTCAATGGAGATATTCTAGTGTTTGATCACAAAGATATTGATATCGTTCTTATGGTAGAGAAAAAGAAAATAGTTGCATTTCCAAAAGAAATAATGTCAGAAGTTGTTTACGGTGCAGAATCTCGCTTGATGGAGTGGATGAGAAAAAATGGAATCATAGAGTATGATTCAATCCAAGGTGGAAACGTATACGGATCACTCGAGGGAACAATACATCAAACAGACGAAAGAGATGTGATAAAATCAACAATATATCAACTATCAGAATGGATGATGTCTGAAGCACCAGCTGGTAAGATGATAAAAGGGCATGATGATATGATACAAGATGAGCTGTTGGAACCAGATCAAGATATGTCAACAGAACTTGGAGAAATACCACATGAACCAGAGAAAGGATCAATCAGGAGTTTTGGAATGTTTGATCCCTATATGTACGGAAGATATACTTATTAGGAGACTTAATGCTTAATTTCGTTTTAGCCGCTTATGGCTTAACTTTTATTCTTGTATACGGCAAGATATTTGATTTTCTCCGACCAAATAACGACCCCAACAAACTATGGACACAATTGTTTTATTGTCCTCTTTGTATGGGCTTCTGGGTCGGGGTTTTTTTGTTTTGTATAAACAATCAGACAGAACTATTTACATTTGACTATACAATCGCTAATTTTTTTATTTGTGGTTGGATTTCTGCTGGTACATCTTATTTGATTTCAATGTTGGTAGATGACTTTGGATTAAAGATACCAACAAAGCAGAGAGAGTGTAATTGCAACAAAAGGAGCGTATTATGAAAAAATGGATGCTACAACCTGTAAGACGCTGCTGTTCAGGCAGTTGACTCAGACGGGTGGTGCCCGTTTACAATGGAGATAAAAAAATGGAAATTTCAAACGAACAGCTTATCAACATCATTGAAGAAGAGATAGATGAAGTTCTTGAAGGCTATATTAAAAAATATGGTACTGGTGAAGATTTTGCTCAACGCAGAGCTCGCCAAAATAAAAGTAAGGTACGTCAATCTTCTGGTGAGGTTCATAAAAATCTAACTCCAATGGATGAGATAGAAGCAAAAATGGCAATTGGTATTCTAAAGAGAGACCCAAAAGCTAATGTGAGAGTTAGTGAGAAGATCTATAATCATATAAAACAAATGGATCCATCACTTTTAGATAGAGTTGAAATAAAGGAATAATAAATGGCTAAAGAATTATTAACAGAGTTTTTTGAATTATGTGCCGATGGCAGGTGTTTAGACCGCCTTAGTGAATCACAAAAGAAAGAAGTGATGCAAGAAGGTGCTGTCTATTTGGTTGGTCGTATTCAAACTGCTGATAAAAGAAATGGAAACGGAAGAGTATATCCGATGAAAGTTCTTGAGAAAGAAATAGAGAATTATAAAAAAGTCGTTGCCGATGGAAGAGCAACAGGGGAACTAGATCACCCCGATGATTCTGTTATAAACCTAAAAAACGTATCACACATGATTACAGAGTGTTGGTGGGAAGGTAAAGACGTAATGGGTAAGATCAAAGTTCTTGATACCCCATCAGGCAGAATTCTAAAAGATCTAGTAAATGCTGGTGTAAAACTTGGCATATCATCTCGTGGTTTGGGATCAGTCAGAGAATCTTATGACGGAGCCATAACTGTAGAAGATGATTTTCAATTGATTTGTTTTGATATTGTAGCAGAGCCGTCAACTCCTGATGCTTATGTTTATCCTAAAGCCACTGGTTCTGGTTTGAACAAAGGTGCTGTTAAGTTTAAAATGGCTGAAGCAAAAGAAAACCAAATCAACGACCTATTTAATAAGATTTTGAGGGACTAATGAAAAAAGCAGAATTAAAGAAAATGTTAAAACCATTGATAAAGGAGTGCATAAAAGAGGTAATCTTTGAAGACGGCACTCTTTCGTCTATTATAAGTGAGGTTATACAAGGTGTTGGGCACCCAATTGTTGAACAAAAACAAATTATACCAACAAAACCAAAGCCTCAATATGAAACAAAAGAGCAAGCTAGGGATCGACTCAATGAGCAAAGAAAAAAAATGATGGATGCGATTGGAGGAGATGCCTATAACGGTATAAACTTGTTTGAAGGAACGACACCAGCTGTCGCTCCCAAAACACAAACATCTGGATATAGAGCACTTGAGGGTGTTGATCCAAATGATCCCGGTGTTGACATATCTTCTGTAATGAACAAGTCCTCAGCAATCTGGTCTAAATTGAAAGGAAAATAAAATGGCAACCAACTACAACTACAAGGTAAAAAAGAAAGACGATATTCATAAAGTCGTAAAGCGTTTTATAAAGAAATGCAAAAAACTTGGAATTATTGATGAAATAAGAGATCGACGTCACTTTGTTAAACCATCGGAAAAGAAGCGTAGAGCTAAAGAGAGAGCAATCCGACGTTGGAAAAAACAACAAAGAAAACGTCGTAATTAAACTACTTATTGAGTAGGAGAGCTTTTATATGAAAGTTACAGTTGGATTACAGCATGCCGGTTCTTTCCAAGTTTCTGGATGGCCTTATTTGAATGAAACAACTCTTAATACAACAGAGCAAGAGTTTACTTTTAACTTTATTTCCCAAGAAGTCACAGTATGGAACGCTGGAGCACAGACGCTTAAGTTTTACTATACCTCTGGTTCTGGTAATGTCTTTGAGCTTCCAGCTGGAAAAAAAGTCACAATGAGAGTAAAAGCAGGCTCTATATTTGCTAAATCTTCTACCGGAACAACAACAATAAAACTATTTGTCTCAATGACCAATATTCCGTTAGAAAGAATTGGCACTATACCAACTGGGAGCTACTTTGGACCAGCAGGGGCAGATTTAGATGGCGATGGAACTCCTGATATCTTCGATCCATTCATCAAGATGTTCGGAGGTGACTGGCCTGATGCAGCGGAAGGTGCTTCTGGTGACAATAACTTGTGGATGGAATATACCAGTGATAGCGGAGAGGTTATGGAGTATAGTGCTGATGCTGGTGGATCAGTGATACCTGATACGCTTTATTTTATTGATTGTCCGGGCTCTATCGATTCAAGCGATTTTGATCCCATAATGGAAAACCTAACAGCTCACTATGTCAACTACACTGCTGATCCTCCCGTGGAGGTAGATTTCACATCCAATATTGTCGCACCAGTGCAAAGCGATGTGGATTTGACCAAGCAAAATGAAGATCAATTCGTCCCAATCACTGTTGAAAGATCTTTTACTGATCCATCAGTGTTATCGGTGACAGTGTATCTAAAAGTTCATATTGTTTGTCCCGACGAGGGGGATTTGCCTGAATGTGGTGATGAGTTAGATGGAGACTTTGAAGAGATAACTTACGGATACCCAACAGCCGCAGATGAAACGACAACTGATCCTGCTGCCTTAGATGCATCGCTCTGGGTTTGTGATGACGACTAATTATACAAGTGGAATAAATTATGCAAAAAAATAGATCAACAACAGCTGTAATAAGTAGAAAAATAATAGCACCCTCACCATATGTTGGTAATAAGGATTTCCCAACCGATGGTGAAGATAATGTTCTTCCCGGAACTTATGTGGTTGAGTTTTATACAATCCATGAAGGGAACCGACACTTCAGAACCAAGACATATATTTTCGAATATCCCCCCGGAATTAGAAAGGAAATAGTTATAGAAGGACAGTTTCCAGATATCAATCACTATTCACACTTGTCTGATACTCCAACAATGTGGAATGACTCTGATATATCCACTGATGGAATGATTGCGACATATAAGAAGTATGTCAACGATCAGCTTGAAGAATCAATAGAAGTCACAGAGCTTTTAAAAATAAATAGAGTAGCCCTAGATGCCGGAGGAATCCGAGCCG